GAAACGGGCGAAAGCGAACTGGCTTACCTGTTGAGAGCAGGTTCACAGTATAAATTGGTACATCGATTTTTGGTAACATAATATCCTCGCTTGATTAATTAAAGAGCACGACCTAATGGTAAAATTCTCGACAGACCAGAACCAAAGAGCGCAGTTGCAGCAGCTGCAAGGTCGTAAGTTCCCTGATAGATTGGTCTGTATCTTTGATAGGCAAACTGAATCGAAAGACGATGAAAACCATCTTCACTCCAACTCAAAGCTTGCGGTGCAATTCCAATTGGAAATGCATCCATCAATTCTACTGCATAAATTTGTTTAATAAAATCATCATACTGAATAATTTTAATATTTGTAAGATATCTTGATTGGACACCTTTTGGAAATCTTAAATTGTTTGTGTCAGAAGGTATGATTGCTTCCATCCAACGGTCAAACAACTTTCTTTCATAGAATTCGTTTGTGCAAAGGAATGTTAAAGTGGTGTCTGCATATTGCACATTGTATGGTACTTTAAAAATAGGACCATAAACTTTAACATCGGCAGTTTGCAATGTTTTACCAGGTAGTTCGGCAGTTTCACATTGAAGTGCCAAATAACGGGTCATTCCAGAATTTGCACTGGTTGATTGTTCGTCACTACCACCAGTTCTTCCAAATGCAGAACCAATAGCACTTGAAACATCTGTAAAAACAGAGTTTGGAAAATTCAATATCTTTTCGATGATTGAGTTTCCTACAAATTGATTAATGTAAGGAGGAATAGGCAAAATAACTTCAAAACGAGAAGGTTTGGCCAAGCCATCTTTAGCTTTTACATTTGATAAAAATAAGTTTGGTGAAAATGACATTAGAATTTTTTCCGTGAATCGTAATAAACTTTACTTGTTGTTGCACCAACAAAATTTTCTGCTGGCAATAATGCGGCAATGTCCCATTCATCGGCCGTAATTTCTAAGAATCGAGAATCAATATGGTTAAACAAATATCTTTTTATACAAGGTTGCGCTTCAAATATTTTTGACGCTCTTCTTAAAAAATCATAACTAACTTTTAACCTAGTTGTTTCGTCAAATTTAGAATTGTTCGCCACTTCACTCAACTTATCTAAAAGGATAATGCGCTGCTTTGGGTGAATGTAATGCAAGTTCAACCCTAAAAAACCGTCTTGGTAGCGTTCTATTGGAATCACCAATGGGAACCTGTCGTAATATGGCAGCGTATCCTTATGTTTTGGGTCATAAAGATAAAAATACATTCTTCCAATAAATGATTTTTCACGCAATCTTTCTTTGTCTCTCATTATAGACGCTGGAGAAGGTCGCAAATCATTTACTTTTTTCTTTAGCCAATCTCTGGCTGCATTTGTCCTTGGCTTAAGTCCCTCTTTAGCCAATGATGCCTGTATTCTGTCAATTAAATATGCCATTTGATTATTTATCTCAAAGTCCCAACTCTTTCTCAGTAATCAATTGAAACTGCCATCCATGTTCCTTACAAAACAAATCGGCAGCTCTCCATTTTGCTTGATTGACGGCATACTGAGCAACTTCTGCCAGGTATCGTTGGGTCTTGCGTTTTTGCGTTGGCATCATGGTCTGTTTATGCGGCTTCACTTCTAATATCGAAGTCTGCTCGGAGCCATCTTTCCGTTTAATCCTGACGATGAAATCTGGAAAATATCGATGCACTTTGTTATCAACTGGCGAAACATAGGGTATCGGCAACTCCTCAGATGCCCACCATATGACTGCCGGGTTATCATCCAGGTATTTCATTACCCTTAGTTCCCAATTGGAACGATAGATGATATTGGCAGAATTGCCTTTGTATTTGCTTGGGTTTTTTGGTCGAAACCATCCTTTGTATGACATAAATATTATCTATCTAACTCACAGGACAAATATGGCACTTTTTGGATTTTCCGATATTTCTTTCGACAAAGGTCAAACTAAACGAGGACCTTTAGCCAAACTTGTTGGCAGTGAATTCGAAAGAACCACATTAAGATATCCACTTGATGTTGGAAACTATGACAAAGGACACTATGTTGTCTTTTATGTTCGTCAACAAAAAACAACTTCATTACCTACCAGAGTTGTTGGTAGTGAAAAATTTACAAGCGATGTTACGAACATAGGTTCAGCAGGAGTAATTGATGCGATTAAAGCCGGCGGTGATATTCCAGGTAAAGCATTAAATGCAGTTAAAAGTGGTGCGATAAATGCAGCTTCAGGCTTCATTGGAAAAATAACATCTGGCATTACTGGTGGTATCAATAATCTCTTTGCACAAAAAGGTGGTGGTTTCACACCTAATGCAGAAGAATCGCAAAAGTTAATTGACACTTCAATTAAGAGAATTACTGGCAAAGGCCTGAATAAGAATTCACGAACCACAGTATTGACTACTGATGCAATTGCACTCTACATGCCAGATACATTGCAATATACTTATTCACAATCTTATGACCAATTGTCTTTGGGTGGTGAAATTGCAGGCCAAGCATTTGGTGCAGGACAATCTGCTTATGATGAATACAAAAAAACTGGCGACATTAAAAAACTAGGTGAATCATTACAACAATCTGGTGTTCAAGGTGCAACACAAGTTGCTGGACAAGGTTTGGGTAAACTTTTAAATAGTGAACAAACGGCAGCTGCATTTTTGGCACAAACTGGTCGTGTCGTAAACCCAATGTTAGAAATGATTTATAAGTCACCTAACTTTAGAACATTTCAATTCGACTTTACTTTTTACCCAAGAGATGAACGAGAATCTTTAGAAGTTCAGAAAATTTTAGAAAGACTTCGTTTCCATCAAGCACCTGAAATTCTTAGAGCAAACGGAACAGAATCATCAGGATTCTTGGTGCCACCTTCAGAGTTTGATATTAAGTTTTACTATGCAGGTGGGGAAAACCCAAACATTCCACAAATTGCAACTTGTGTTTTAACCACAATTGATATCAATTACGCACCAAACGGGTTCTCTGCATATGAAGTTCCTGGTGAAAACAAACCTTCTCTTGGTAGAACCGGTATGCCTGTTGCAATTCAAGCGACATTACAATTCCAAGAAACAACATATCTAACGAAAGAGGACTTTAGGAAAGATTTAGCAACATCTGGAACCCTAAGTTCTGAGAGAAAATAATGGCAAAATATTTTAATTATTTTCCAAAAGCACTATACAGTTCAAACACCAAAACATCTGGCTTAGATGAAATTACCAACATCACGGCCAGATTTGGATTTGAACAATCACTAAAAGAAAACTCATCAGCATTTTACAAATATGACTTGCAAGAAGGTGACACTCCAGAAATTGTCGCTGCCAAGTTTTATGACAGTCCAGAAAGACATTGGATTGTTTTAATGTTCAATGACATTTACGACCCACAGTATGATTGGCCATTACAGTATTCAACATTTATTGAGTATGTTGATAAAAAATATTCTGCAAATAATTATGCGGATACTGCCAATACAAGCGTAACTGGTTTATCTTGGGCAATGAATGTCAACAATGTTCATGCATATTATAAAGTAGTCACAAGAACAAATATTGATGATATATCAATTACTGAAAAATTAGAAGTTGATGCCAATACTTGGGCTAATGTGGCCGCAAGCACAACCAATTTTGTTTTGCAAGATGGTTCTAAAATTGTTCAAACCATTTCAAAAGAAAAAGAATCATACTATGACTATGAAAATGAATTGAATGAAAGTAAAAGAAGCATTAAACTTTTAAAACCAGAATTTGTTTCTGCGGTTGAAAAAGAGTTTAAAAAGGTAATTAGACAATGAGTTTTTCAGTAAAAAAGTCAACCCAGTTTAAAATAAATGAACTGGTAATTATGACTAAAGGCGGCCCAATCGACATTTCTTCCATCTACGAAGAAATCAGTATCTTTGATTCTGTTTTTATGCCTGTAATGAGTGGGCATATTATGGTTCGTGATGCGGTTGGACTTTCAGATTCTTTAATTTTTGATGGTTCTGAAACTATATTGATTGACATTTCAAAGAGTGAACAAGACCCTGATATTGCAAACTTCAAAAAGTCTTTTAGAATTTACAAACAGGCAGACAGAGTTAATAGTGGTCTGAATAGTGAGTTTTTTACCTTACACTTTTGTTCTGATGAATTGATTTATTCGAATCAACAAAGAATTAATCAGTCATACGAAGGAACATATTCAAAGGTTGTTGAAAAAATACTTACCGATTATTTAAAGATACCAGAGAATCAATCGGGTGGATTTTTTGAAGAAACTTCAGGTGTCCGTAAAGTAGTAATACCAAATTTAAAACCAATTGAAGCAATTGAATGGGTTACAAAAAGGTCACTCGACCAAAAACAATCACCTAATTATTTGTTTTATCAAAACTTAACAGGTTATAATTTTGTGTCTCTATCTAAGTTATTGACACAACCAGAATTGCTTGATATTCGATTTGAGTTAAAGAATCAAACACAGGTAAATCCTATTGAAGAAATTGGGTCTGCTCGTGCATTAGAAGTCATTTCTCAAACAGATATGTTGGAAAAAATTAAATCTGGTGTTAATGCAGGCCAGTTTATTGGTTTTGACCCAATCACAAGAACAACTGCAAAAAAGAATATTGGGTTTGGTGATATGTTTTACAATATGGAACATGGCGGTCAAACACCTAATCAATCTGTTTTTGAAAACCGTGGTGGTGTAAAAAGTACCGAGGCTTTCAATTCAAAGATTTCAATGGCGTCTTTTAATTTGGCAAAACAGTTAAGCAGTTACATTAAAAAGAATGACCCAACATCACTATCACAAAATGAAAGTATTGAGAGTTGGTTGTTTCAAAGAACTGCTATTATGGCACATCTAATGAATAAGAGAGTTAAAGTCGCCATGCCAGGTAACTTTCAATTAACATCAGGTTTTAACATCAATCTTATTGCACCAAACTTTGCGAAAAAAGAAAAAGGTGGTGATAATGAAGATACAAGTGTAAGTGGAAAATACATGATTGTTGCTTCAAGACAAATCATTAAATATGATAAACACGAAACAATTATTGAAGTTGCTTCAACAACTACTAACAATGAGTTTGTAACTGTAAGTAATCCAGAACAACTAACTCAACTATTGAATTATTAATATGTCTCAAAATGATTTTGCTGGAACAGGTCAATTCGTTTGGTGGATTGGTTTTGTTGAAAATAGAAACGACCCTCTAAAATTAGGTAGAGTTAAAGTTCGTTGTGTTGGTTGGCATGCCGATAATAAAATGCAATTGCCAACAGATGCACTTCCTTGGGCTCAAGTTTCTTTACCAACGAATGGTGTAAATACTTACTCACCAAAAGAAGGTGAAATGGTGTTTGGTTTCTTTATGGATGGTCCTATGGCACAAGAACCAATTGTTCTTGGTGTCTTTCCAAGTATCCCATTAAAAGCTGCAAACATTCAAGAAGCGTTTAGTGACCC